CCAAGCCCTGGCTGGCCACAAACTCAAGATCGCCGATGTCAAGGCGCTCTACCCCGAGAGCAAAGAATCGCTTACGCCTGCGCCTGACCTGGCCAAACTTGGCTATGGCAAGTACGGCATGCTGGCCGAAGAAGGCCTGCCGCCTGACCTGGTGGCATCGATGTTCGGCTTTGATTCTGGCGACCAACTTGTGCGCTCACTGCTCGAGGCCAAGCCGATCAAAGAAGAGATCGACAACCGCACCGACGCACGCATGCTCGATGAGTACGCCGACCTGATGGACCCGGCAAGCATTGAACTCGAGGTGCAGAAGGCATTGCACAACGACGCACGCGCCAGGTTTGTGGCCGTTGAGTTGCGCTACCTGGCCAAAGCCACACAGCCTGCACGCCTGATGATTCAGGCCGCGAAGACTGCGGCCAAATCGCTCATCGGCAACAAGGTGATCAGCGAGATTCGTCCGCGTGACTACACGCTGGCAGAAGCCCGCGCATCCAAGGAAAGCATCAAGGCATCAAAGGCTGGCAAAACGACCGAGGCCGCACGAGCCAAACAAAACCAACTGCTCAACAACCAATTGACGCTTGAGGCAGTCAACGCACGCAGAGAGATCGACAAAGCCATCGACGGTTTTGCAAAGATCTTCAAGGCGGATGCGAAGATGGCCAAGAACCGCAACATCGATCTAGTGAATGCGGCACGCTTCATCCTTGGCCACTACGGCCTTGGCCCGCGTGATGTCGAGCCTGCCAAGTTTGTTGAGCAACTCAAAGCCTACAACCCTGACTTGTTTGCAGACATCGAGCCGATTCTGCTCGAGGCAACTGGTGGCCCGCGCAATTACAAAAAGTTGACGCTCAACGAATTCCGCGAAATGAAGGAAATCGTCGACGCATTGTGGTACCAGTCCAAGCGACAAAATGAGGTCATGATTGAAGGCCAGGCGATGGCTTTGGATTCAATCATCACAGACCTAAACAAGCGCCTAGATGAGATCGGCGTGCCTGAAGAGGTGGCTGGTGAGCGCATGGCGCCAGGCAAAAAAGAGAAGGCTATTCGTGCCCTCTATAACGCCAAGGCGCTGACTCGACGCGTCGAACACTGGGCCGACGCAACTGACGGACCTGGTGGTCCTGGCCCGTTCACGAACTACATCTGGCGCCCATTGCGTGCCGCGCTAGACCAATACCGCGTCGACCGTAACCGCTATGTAAAAGACTATGTCGACATGATTCAGAAACTGGATCTGCCTGCGCAAAAAATCAACGCGCCAGAATTGAACTACACCTTTGGCAACGAGAACGGCGGCATCGGCAAGGCCGAGGTGTTGGGCGCCCTGATGCACATCGGCAACGACAGCAACATGAAAAAGTTGCTTGCTGGTCGTGGCTGGGGCCAGGTCAACGAGGATGGCACTGTTGACACCTCGCGCTGGAACATGTTCATGAACCGCATGATCGAAGAGGGCGTGCTGACCAAAGCCGACTTCGATTTCGTGCAAGCCGTGTGGGATCTGAATGAAGAACTCAAGCCTATGGCGCAAGAGGCGCACCGCGAAATCTTTGGCTACTACTTCAAAGAAGTCGAGGCTCGCCCTGTCGTCACTCCGTTTGGCACTTACCGTGGTGGCTATGTCCCTGCGAAGACTGATCCGTTCATAGTCCGCGACGCACAGCGCCAGGCCAAGATGGAGGAACTCGAGTCCGATTTCCGCAACTCCATGCCGAGCACTGGAGCCGGATTTACCAAGTCTCGTGTCGAGTACAACAAGCCGCTGTCGCTGGACATCCGCGTGATGGCCAAGCACATCGACGATGTGATCCGTTTTGCTCGCGTTCAGCCGACCGTGCGAGACACGCTCAAAATCCTGCGCAAACGCGACTTTGCAGACACGATCACCCGCATCGATCCGACTGTGATCGAGGACATGCTGATCCCATGGCTGAACCGATCTGCCCGCCAGATTACGAGCGAGGCTGGCATGAACAGGAGCATCGATACCTTTTGGCGTGCTGTGCGCAACCGCACCGGCATCGGCATCATGTTTGGCAACATCACCAACGCATTGCAACAGGCGACTGGCTTCTTTACTTCACTGATTAAAGTGAAAGGCAAATACTTGAAGACGGCTTTAGTGGATTACATGAAGAGTCCGACTGCGCAAGCCGAGTTTGTTGCTGAGTTGTCGCCGTTCATGGCAGATCGCATGAGCAATCAGATGGTCGAAGTGCAAGACTTGATGAACGATTTGCTGTTGAACCCGACCAAATTTGAAAAGGTGCAGAAGTGGTCCAACAAGCATGGCTACTTCTTGCAACAAGCCTTCCAGAATTTTGTCGACATCGTGACTTGGGTTGGCGCATACAACCAGGCTGTGGCCGAGGCTGGCGTCGATGTCAGCGAAGAGGCCGCAAGCAAAGAAGCCATCAAGCGTGCAGACGCCGCAGTTCGTATGACACAGTCAAGCCTACAGCCTGAAGACTTGTCTGCGTTTGAAGTTGGATCACCGTTCTACAAGACGCTGATTCAATTCTCTGGCTACTTCAATATGATGGCAAACTTGAATGCCACCGAATACATCAAGATCTTCCGCGATCTTGGATGGCGCGGCAACAAGGGCAAGTTGTTTATGCAATACCTGCTTGGCTTTGGTTTGCCAATGCTTGTCGCTGATGCCATTGTTCGGTCGCTTGGAGGCGGCTGGGACGACGAAGACGACGATGGTTACCTTGATGTCTTCATGTCCTGGTTCTTTGGCTCGCAAGTGCGTGGCGCTGTTGCTTTGGTGCCGTTCGGTACTGCGGCCACCGTGCCATTCAATGCGTTCAACAACAAGCCGTACGATGACCGCATGACCACCAGCCCATCCGTCTCAACGCTTGAGGGCGCGACGGTAGGCGTGGTCAAGGCTGGCATCAACATAGCCGACCCGTCCAAAGAGGTCACCGGCAAGAATGTCCGCGACATTCTGACGATGATCAGCCTGGCCACCGGCATCCCCGTCACCGTGCTTGGTAGACCGATCGGATATGCGGTCGATGTCGAGCGCGGCAAGATCAAACCCACCTCTGATGTCGACTATGTTCGAGGCCTTGCCACTGGCAAAGCAAGCGAATCGTCGAGACAGTAAGGTACCCGTATCCACAACCAGAATGCTTAGTCTCTTCACAATCGTCCAGGAGTTCCGTCCATGACCATCAGTTCAAATAGCCGGAAAGCCGGTCCGTTTATTGGTAACGGAACAGCCGCGACTTTCCCTTTTACCTTCAAAGTCTTCCAGGCCTCTGACCTGGAGGTGGTCAAACTCACCGTCGCGACGAACATCGAGACGGTTTTGGTGCTGAACACCGACTTCACCGCAGTGGTGAACGAGGACCAAAACTCAAACCCAGGCGGTTCAATTACGCTGACCGCAGGTGCGCTGGCCTCTGGCTACAACCTAGTCATCACCTCGGACATCGAGAACCTTCAGCCGACCGACCTGACCAACCAGGGTGGTTTTTACCCTGAAGTGATCACCGACGCCCTGGACCGTGCAACGATCCAGATCCAGCAGTTGCAGGAAGCCGTCGACCGCTCGGCCAAGTTGCCGATCACCAGCAGTGCTGATGCCGACGCCCTGGTGGCCGACATCGTGCGCCTGGCTGACAGCGCGGACAACATTGACACCGTTGCCAACAACATCGGCAATGTCAACAACACCGGCAACAACATCGCGAATGTGAATACCGTTGCTGGCTCGATCAGCAATGTGAACACCGTGGCCACCAATGTGGCCAGCGTCAACACAACTGCCACGAACATTGCCGCGATCAACACGGTTGCCGCTGATTTGAATGAGCCTGTGTCCGAGATTGACACTGTCGCAGGCTCGATCACCAATGTGAACAATGTCGGCAACAACATTGCCAATGTCAACACGGTCGCCGGTATCAGCGCGAATGTGACGACGGTTGCTGGCATCTCTGCCAATGTGACGACGGTCGCGGGCAATAGCGCCAATGTGACCACTGCGGCCACCAACATTGCGGCCATCAATACCGTGGCATCAGATCTCAACGAGCCTGTCTCTGAGATCGACACGGTGGCTACCAACATCGCCAATGTAAACACGGTGGGCCTCAACATTGCGAGCGTAAACACTGCCGCTGGCAACAACGCAAACATTACGACCGTCGCGACCAACATCGCGAATGTCAACACTGTTGCAACCAACATTGCAAATGTGAACTCGGTCGCAGGCAACTCGACCAACATCAACGCAGTGGCTGGCAACAGCACCAACATCAATGCGGTTGCAACGAACTCGACCAACATCAACACTGCCGCGACGAACATCGCCGCGATCACGACTGTTGCCAATGACCTGAACGAACCAGTCAGCGAAATTGACACGGTTGCCAACAGCATTGCAAATGTGAACACCGTGGGCACGAACATCGCCTCGGTGCAAACAGTTGCTGGCGTGGCTGGCGATGTAAACACAGTTGCAGGCATTGCACCTAATGTCACGACCGTGGCAGGCATTTCAGCGAATGTGACCACTGTTGCAGGCGTGGCCGCGAATGTCACTACTGTGGCCGGTATTGCCCCCAATGTCACGACAGTTGCTGGCGTCAGCGCAGATGTGACGACTGTGGCTGGCGTGGCCAGCGACATTCCAACTGTTGCAGACAATGTCTCCAACATTAACGACTACGCCAACACCTACCAGGGCGCCAAAGCCACTGCGCCAACATTGCGCAACAACGGCGGCGCATTACTTGAAGGTGACATGTACTTCAACACTACCAGCGACACGATGTTCGTGTACGGCTCTGGTGGTTGGGTGCCTGCTGGCTCGAGCGTGAACGGCACCAGCCAGCGATACAAGTATGTGGCCACCTCTGGCCAGACTTCGTTTTCCGGCCTCGATGCCAATGGCAACACGCTGACCTACGACGCTGGCTTCATCGATGTGTACTTGAACGGTGTTCACCTGGACCCGACTGACTACACTGCAACGACCGGCACTAGCATCGTGCTTGCATCTGGCGCGGCTCTGAATGATGAACTCTACATCGTTGCGTTTGGCACCTTCAATGTCGCATCGTTCAACGGCTCTGGCCTTGACAACAACTCTGTCAACATCAGCAAGTTGAATGCAACCGGCACGCGCAGTGCGGCGACAGCACTGCGTGGCGACAACACTTTTGCGGACATTACGCCAACTGAAATTTCTGACCAGGCAAACGCAAGCACTGGTTACATGATGATGCCTGTTGGCACTACTGCACAGCGTCCAGGCGCTCCATCCGCTGGCATGTTCCGAATGAATAGCACCACAGGGAATCCTGAATGGTATGACCCAATTAGTACGACTTGGGTGCCATTTCAAGAATATGGTCAATATGCTGTTGAATATCTTGTTGTCGCTGGAGGCGGAGCAGGCGGTGGCGTATTTGGAGATAACACTCGCGGTGGCGGTGGCGGCGCAGGTGGATACATTGATGCATCTGCAACTGTTTTGGGTGGATCTGTTTATTCAATTGTGATTGGCTCTGGTGGCGCCGCAGGATCGAGCACAACATCAGCGTCAGTTGGATCTAATTCAACCGCATTTGGATCTACTGCAATAGGCGGAGGCCACGGCAATCAACGATACAACAGCCTGTATTATTCTGCGGCTTCCGGAGGATCTGGTGGTGGTGGTGGATACACTTATAACGCAGGAGCATCTGGAACAACCGGCCAAGGCAATGCTGGCGGATCTGGTAGTAGTGGTTCTCCTTATTATGGTGGCGGTGGCGGTGGCGGCGCTGGTGCTGTTGGTGGCACGGGTTCTGGCTCTGCTTCTGGCGCTGGTGGCGCCGGATCAAATTGGAAGTCGCTAGGTGTTTTTTACGCTGGCGGCGGGGCTGGTGGAGGCGTGAGTGGTAACACGCCTGTGGGCGGCACTGGTGGCGGTGGAAATTCAACAACCGGGAATGGCAATGCTGGCTCTGTCAACACAGGTGGTGGTGGTGCTGGTGCTGGTTGGCCTGACAACAGTTCAACAAATGCATCTGGTGGCGCAGGCGGTTCGGGTGTTGTTGTGATTCGCTATGCAGGAAATCCTCGTGGCACAGGCGGCACGATCACGACTTCTGGCGGCTACACCTACCACACCTTCACTTCGTCCGGCACATTCAAGGCATAAGGAATCGATATGAGCAAAGCAC